AAAATGATAAAGGTAGTAAAAAGTTTATGCTAGCGCAAAGCTTTATGCCAGCTCAAGAGCAACACATTTTATTAAACCCTAACACAAACAACGTTTGGTTTAATTCAGTTAGCGAGATACCATGGAACTTTAGCAATAAAGATTTAAGAAGATTTAAACACGGAAAATATGAGTAAATTATTAGCAAAAATATTTGGCAGTGCTGGAAAAAGTATAATTGAAAAAATAGCCAGTGTTGCAGATAAGTTTATTCAAACTAAAGAAGAAAAAGCTTTGTTTGAAAAAGATATGATAGAAGTTTTTATAGCTGCAGAAGCTGCTATGCAGAAAAACGTAACTGAAAGATGGAAAGCAGATTTAGAACACGGTAATTGGCTTACGCGATCAGTTAGACCAATGGTAATGGTCTTTTTAATTTTAAGCACTGTGCTTATGGTTTTTATAGATTCAGGATCAATACAATTTCAAGTAGAAGAAAAATGGGTGGATCTTCTTCAGCTTGTTTTAATCACTGTTATTGGAGCTTATTTTGGTGGACGAAGCATTGAAAAAATAAAAAAAACAAACAAATAAATAATTAGATATGGGAAATTTTCCAACAAATGATGGGTATATAGGTAGAGCACAAGCATATGCACCAACAAATACTATTAGTGCACCCTCAGCTTGGTTGTTTGAAAATCAAACCGGCACGCTAGGTACTAATCTAACTGGTTCAGTTGTTTACGTAGGTACAACTGGAAATGTTAGAGCTATACTGCCAGGTGTAATGGGTCCAGAAGGAGTTGTTGCAGCTTTAAGCTTAACAAGTGGTGGAAGTGGTTATATCGCAGGAGCATCAGCTACAACTGTAGTTAGTACAGTACCCGCATCAAACGGTTCAGGCCTAACACTAACCTTAACTGTTCCTGTCCCAACAACAAATGCGATAGTTGTAGGAACTGGATATAGTGTAGCTGGTTTTACAGTTGCACAAGGTGGAGGATTATCCGGAACCATTGACACCGTAAACGGAGCTGGTGGAATTACAGGATTTACTATAACAGATGGTGGAGTTGGATATTCCGCTGGAGATGTGTTAACAATAGTGCAAGGTGGTAGTGGTGGTAACGCCTCGATAACACTAGCAACAGCACCAAATGGAGCAGTGACTGTGGCGGCTATTAATGCTGGCGGAACAGGTTACGTAGTTGGTGATATTATTACAGCTGCTCAAGACGGTAGTGGATTAAACGCTACTTTTTCAGTGACTAGAGTGTCAGACTCTTTACCAGGTGTAGCTGAAGCAATAGACTTTAAAAATGTACCACAAGGATCAATATTACCTGTAGTCGTAGACTATCTTTTGATTGCCCCAGTTACTGGAGCTGAAACAGTTGCAGGCAATTTAGTAATAGGTAAATAATTAATATACAAGTGACTATATAAGTAGGAACAAATAAATAATAAATTAACAATCAAATTAAATTAAAATGGCAGAACAAAACGCAAAAATAACTGAAGAACAGTTAAAAGAAATTAGAGAATCACAAGGAAAACTAAATCAAATACTAAATCAAATAGGTGTTTTAGAGGTTCAAAAAAGTTCTCTTAAAATAGAATTTAGCGAAGCAAGTAAAATAAGTGAAGATTCTAAAAAGAAACTTGAAGAAGAGTATGGACCTATAAATATAGATCTTGCTACTGGTGAGTATACTTTAGTAGAGCAAAAAGAAAAAGAAGAAGCTAAGTCTTAAGAAATGGACTCAGTTATAAGAAAAATCAGTATTGGATCTGATTATAAGAATGATGCTATGCATTATGCTGTAGGCCAACCGGTTTATGGAGGTCATGAAATAGCATATATTCTATTAGATCCAGTAGATAAATCTTATAACATTTACATTAAAAAAAACAACGAGGTGCTGCCATGGAAAAAATTTAATTCTAACATGGCTGTATCCGTTGAATATGATTTAGAATATTAATGAAAAGTGTTTATGATTTTCTTATAGAACCTATAGGGAAAGTTTATGATAATTCTATAAATGTTGATAACAAAAAACTTGTTTTAAACACAAGTATAGAAAAACATAAATTTGTCAATAATAGAGCAAAAGTTATTGCAGTTCCTTTAGCTTTCAATACTTCAATAGAAATAGGTGATGAAATTATTGTTCATCATAACATTTTTAGAAGATATTATGATACAAAAGGTAAAGAAAAAAATAGTAGTAAGTTTTTTAAAAATAATTTGTATTTTTGTCAAATTGATCAAATATATTTATATAAAAAATCAGACACATGGAAATCATTTGGTGACCGTTGTTTTATAATGCCTTTTAAAAACGACAATGATCTAGAGTTAGAGAAAGAAAAAAAACTTATAGGTACATTAAAATACGGTAATAAGTCCTTAGAAGATGCGGGGATTAACGAGAGTGATGTTGTTGGGTTTAAACCTAACAGAGAATTTGAGTTTATTATTAATAATGATAGACTATATTGTATGAAATCTAATGATATTGTTATAAAGTATGAACAGCAAGCAAACCAAACTGAGTATAATCCAAGCTGGGCACAAAGCAGTTGAGGAATTAATTAAGGTAGCTAAAGAACCTATTGTAGATTCAGATGATGATATATCTGCAGATCGTTTAAAAAACGCGGCAGCAACAAAAAAACTAGCCATATTCGATGCTTTTGAAATACTAAGTCGCATTGAAGATGAAAAAAACATATTAGAAGACAAACCTTTAAATCCTAAAGAAAAAGCTTTTCAAGGTTTTGCTGAAGGAAGATCTAAATAATGTATCAACAAATTTTATCTAAGGTTTTAATTAACGAAATAAAACCCCATATACTTAAAAGAAAAAATAAGAGTAAACAATGGGAGTATGGTTACAATAAAGAACATGATATTATAGTAATAAGTAAAACTGGTAAAATTGGTGAAGTTATAGAAATCCAAAATTTAAAAATAGGTTTACCCTTATTAGAACATAAATTAATTAAAGAAAACAATAAGTGGTGCCGTGAATTTTTACCTAAACAATTAGAAAAAATTAAAAGTGTATTTGAGTGGAACAGTTATCCACAACATTTTAAAGAAAAATGGTATGATTATATTGATGGAGAGTTTAAAAAAAGAGATGAAGGTTATTGGTTCAATAACAAGACTAATCCTACTTATATTACTGGGTCTCATTATATGTACTTGCAGTGGTCCAAGATTGATGTTGGGGCAGCAGATTTTAGGGAGTCAAACAGATTATTCTTTATATTCTGGGAAGCTTGTAAAGCCGATAAAAGATGTTATGGTATATGCTACCTCAAAAACAGACGGTCTGGCTTCTCCTTTATGGCATCAAGTGAACTTGTTAACCAAGCAACAATATCTAGTGACTCAAGATATGGTATTTTGTCCAAGTCAGGATCAGATGCTAAAAAAATGTTTACCGATAAAGTTGTACCTATCTCCGTTAACTATCCATTCTTTTTCAAACCAATACAAGACGGTATGGACCGTCCAAAAACAGAACTTGCCTATCGTGTTCCAGCCTCTAAATTAACAAGAAGAAAATTAGACTCAGGCGAAGCTTTAGAAGAATTAGAAGGATTAGATACAACTATTGACTGGAAAAATACAGGAGACAACTCTTATGATGGTGAAAAATTAAAACTACTAGCTCATGATGAAAGTGGAAAATGGGAAAGACCAGATAATATATTAAACAACTGGAGAGTTACAAAAACAACCTTAAGACTAGGTTCTAGAATTATAGGTAAATGCATGATGGGATCAACGTCAAACGCATTAGATAAAGGTGGAGCTAATTTTAAAAAACTTTATTATGGTTCAGACGTTAACAAGAGAAACCGCAATGGCCAGACTAGCTCAGGACTATATAGTTTGTTCATACCTATGGAATGGAATTACGAAGGATTCATCGATTCTTACGGAATACCTGTATTTGAAACACCCAAAAAAGCCGTACAAAGCGTTGATGGGCTAGATATAGATGTTGGAGTTATAAGTCATTGGGAAAACGAAGTTGATGGATTAAAAGATGATCAAGATAGTTTAAACGAATATTATAGGCAGTTTCCAAGAACTGAACAGCACGCTTTTAGAGATGAAACAAAACAATCGTTATTTAATTTAACTAAAATTTATGATCAAATAGATTTTAATCAAGACGCTGGAAATTCTGGTTTAGTAACGCAAGGAAGTTTTTTATGGAGAAACGGCGCTAAAGATACTTTTGTAGATTTTGTCCCAAACAAAAATGGTAGATTTTTTATAACCTGGGTTCCACAAGTTCAAACTCAAAATAGAATTATAATTAAGAATGGTATTAAATATCCAGGAAACGAGCACATGGGTGCATTTGGCTGTGATCCTTACGATATTTCAGGAACAGTGGATAACAAAGGATCTAATGGATCACTTCATGGTTTAACTAAATTCACTATGGATGATGCGCCTATTAATCACTTTTTTTTAGAATACATTGCTAGACCACAAACTGCAGAAATCTTTTTTGAAGATGTATTAATGGCCTGTATATTTTATGGTATGCCAATTTTAGCTGAAAATAATAAACCAAGATTATTGTATCATTTTAAAAGAAGAGGTTACAGAGGTTTTGCAATGAATAGACCAGATAAAGTTTATACCAAATTATCTATTACTGAAAAAGAAATAGGTGGTATACCTAATTCAAGTGAAGACATAAAGCAATCTCACGCTTCCGCTATTGAATCTTATATAGAAGATTTTGTCGGATTAAAAGAAACATCACACGGTGATATGTATTTTCAAAGAACATTAGAAGATTGGGCTGCGTTTAATATAAATAATAGAACTTCTCACGATGCCTCTATTAGTTCTGGACTAGCTCTTATGGCATGTAATAAAAATAGATATGTTCCTGTTTTCAAAATAAAAAAAGAAGTTTATCCACTAGGCTTTAAAAAATATAATAATAAAGGGCATACATCACAAATAATAAAATAAATGGTTTATACTAATATAAATAGTTCTTTCCCAAGTCAGGTAGTACCTGATGCAGAGAAAAATAGTATTGAATACGGTAGACTCGTAGGAAGAGCTATAGAAAATGAATGGTTTAGAGGTAACAATGGCGTGGGTGGTGAAGATAGATATGGTACTAATTTTAGATATTTTGATGAACTTAAGCTATATGCAAGAGGAGAACAAAGCGTTGAAAAATATAAAAATGAATTATCTATTAATGGTGACTTATCTTACTTAAACCTAGACTGGAAGCCTGTTGCTGTTTTATCTAAATTTGTAGATATAGTTGTGAATGGTGTAACGGGGAGAACTTATAAAATAAACTCTTTTGCCTCCGATCCATATGCTATAAAACAAAGAACTGATTTTGCTTTTAATGCTTTAAGAGACATCGAGAATCAGGAGATGATTGCGCAACTAAACAAAGCAACTGGTAAAAGCTTTAATGCGTCTTCAGAACCAGAGAAGTTACCAAAAAATTCAGAAGAATTAGATTTGTATTTGCAGTTAAATTACAAACAGTCTATTGAAATTGCTGAGGAAGAAGTTATTAGTAATGTTTTAAATTACAACAAATTTGATTCAATAAGAAAACGATTAGCTTATGATTTAGCTGTTATAGGTATTTCATCAACAAAAACAAGTTTTAATTTAGCTAACGGAGTAACTATTGATTATGTAGATCCTGCTAATTTAATTTATTCCTATACAGAAGATCCTAATTTTGAAGATATTTATTACGTAGGTGAAGTTAAAAGTATTAGTTTAGAAGAATTAGTAAAAGAGTTTCCTTATTTAACAGAAGAAGATCTTAAAGAAATAGAAAAATACCCTGGCAATTCTAATTATACAAGAAACCTTAGGGGTCAAGACGAGCGTAATACCATACAAATATTATATTTTGAATACAAAACATATAACAATCAAGTATTTAAAATAAAACAAACAGAACAAGGCTTAATGAAAGCTTTAGAAAAACCAGATACTTTTAATCCGCCTGAAAATGATAATTTTGAGAGAGTGGCTAGAAGTATTGAAGTTTTATATAGTGGTGCTAAAATACTAGGGCATGACAAAATGCTACAATGGAAACTGGCTGAAAATATGACACGCCCATATAGCGATCAAACTAAAGTAGAAATGAACTATTCTATATGTGCTCCTAGGATGTACAAAGGTAGAATAGAAT